CAAACCTACGACTTCCCACAGTCGCCCATCCTATGGATCGGGTTCGTTGGCATTATCGTGGCACTTGCTACCCTATACGTGGTGAACGTCAAATATGCCAAACATCAGGACAGTTAACGAACTGTCCACTAGTGGTTGCGCTGACCTTGCCAACTGCTATAATAAGTACATAACAAACAAACACTTCTTTCTCTCATGACCACAGCATACCAAGCAGACCTACTCAACCCTGACACTGAGTACAACGGTTGGACTAACTACGAGACATGGAACGCTGCTCTATGGATCGGCAACGACGAAGGTCTTTATGACATTGCCCGTCGTGCTATGGATTGGGATCACCTCTTGGAGATCTTCACTTGCTACGGATCAGAGACCACAGGCGACGGCGTGCGTTGGGATGACCCCAAGATTAACGCGGTTGAGATGGACGAAATGCTAGAGGAACTTTAATTCCTCTGTGCTTGGGCGGTGCGACGGCACGTAAGCCCCAACGCGGTAGGCAAGGGTTGAACTCGGCTCTCGGATGTTGTTAAGTCACAGGCGATCCGCACAGTTCATTTAAGGCGAACCTCTACCGCACCCTAGCACAGAGAAAGAACACTAACGGGCAGTAATATGCCCGTTTTTTATGTGGTTAAGGGTCGCCAAGCGGGTTGGGACTCCTAACCATTTGCTAACCTACAAAAGTATCCAGACGACAGATAAATATATTTGAAAATTGGTTTTTCAAAACCTTGAATTCTAAAAAATTTTCCCAGCAAAAAAATGCCTCAAAAAGTTGACTTTAGTGATTACGACAAAATCCTAGCGAACTTTGATGAGTTCTGCGACGAGTTTGAAAGTCGTGCATCCAATGCCTATATGAAAGGAGATCAAAATGATGGAAGAGTTGTCAGCGAGATTGAACGAGTTGGAGCAAACACTCCTATGGCAGTCCGAGAAGTTGAACACCCTAGAGAAAACTCTAGAGAAGCTCGCGAATCCATCGTTGATGTACAAGCGTCCAACGGGTGAGGACTACGAAACCGTCGCCCAGACTCTTGACTATCTACATAATAACGTAGAGGGAATCAAAGGAGACCTTGTTAAAATTGCTAAACTAAGTAGTTACTAACATGCACTACACCATTGGGTACATTGATTACCAACGAAAGCATCACGAGATCTGCGAGTATGCAGAAAACACGTATGATGCAATGCAACATGCCAAGGAAGACGTTCCTTTTCTGAAAGAGTGTCCTCATTGTATTAATGAAGTTTTACGAGAAGACAATGAAAGTCCCGAACTGGATCCATCACAGTAAGAAAGAACAGAAGAGGACATTAAAACCTCAGAAACTTCGTCAAGCCAAAAAACGTCTCAAAATGTTTATAAAGAAATGCCAAACCTTGCAGCAGATTTCACAATAGACAGTACTAGCACTGATGGAAGATGTGTATATCCATTGATTGCGATTGGTGGAGCACCTACTCCAACAACCATTGTAGCAGGTGGACAACCTTTGAATATTATTGCGAGTGGTCATGTCTGTACACCTGCACCAGGTCAAGCGAGTGATCCTTTCCCATGTGCTCCATTAGAGAGGACTGTCAATGCAGTAGTGAACACCACTGTTTTGATTGATGGAAAGTTTCCTGTAGTAACTGGAGATGTGGTAAACAATACTAGACCCTTGACAGGACCGTATCAACAGCTTAGAATAGTAATTGGTTCCAAATTATAATTTACATGGCAAAATCAAAAGGTGGATGGGGTGTTACCCAGTCTATTGAATCAACTCCCAAGAAGACTCGTCAAGGACGTGGGCAGCATACCAAGTATTCTGCGACAAGTAGCAATAAGGCAAAGAAGAGATACAGAGGACAGGGTAAGTGAGGTGTTGGCATTGTGATACAGAACTCATCTGGGGTGGAGACACAGATTGTGACCATCTTGAAGAGTATAGTTTTGTCACTAACCTCCACTGTCCGAAGTGTGACAGTTACGTAGAGGTTTACTACCCCAGAAAGGAGAAGTAATGTATAACAACAGCACGTTTACTGAAGAGCAGTGGGAATGTATTAGGGTATGTGTAGCGAATGCTCCGATACCCTATGATATTACGAAGAAGAAGATACCTGCGAGTATCTTAGAGAAGATAGGGCAACCTAAGAGAGTCAAGGAAGAAGGACTCACGATCCCTTATTACGATTTAACACCATACGGAATTGAACCTTTAGAATGAACTTAATTTGTAATTTACCTGCTGAGAAGGTATGGGTGCGGAAAGAATACCTTACCGACCATCAGAGTGGGCACGGAGAATTTGTAGAAGGCGTTTGGGTATCTGCGAAGAGTATACCTGGTCGTGCTTTTTATTTTGAGACGTACCTACCTGAGTATGGTGCGATGTATGATAAGTTACCTATAAGTGCGTTTCTCCGAGCACCGAAAACGCCGACGCCAGATATGAGTCTAGAGAATCTACAGTTCTGGAATTGTATGGACTATGGTGTGATGGCAATCAATAAAGGTTTCATATCTTCTATGGATTGTGAGATCCGCACAAGAGACCACGGGTTGATACATGGGCAGTATCTGTTTACTCTAGATAACTACCATGCGAATATTGATATCGTGGATAATAATGTGAGTGAGGTTCCACAGGAGCATAAGAGTCATAACTGCATTCAACTAGAGAATGGTCAGTATGCATTGTATCCTAATAACAGGATGCGTCTGTATGACCTCTCTATCACCCCACAGAACCCCAAGACACCAGACTTTAAGGTTTCTACTATAGAATACCAAGTTGAGTCAGGAACGGACTGGGGACGTCTAGGTGATACTGATGATTACTTCTGGGAGACACCTGCTGAGAAGACTCAACCAAGCGGGAATGTGGAATTCCTAGCATAAGTTCCGCGACAATTACGCGGACATAAATATGAGTGGGATGGTAACCCCAATAAAAGTTCTATTAACCCTTTTACTGGAGAACCATGGTGATTAAAGTAGACAAATCGGAAGAGTTTATTAGCAGTGGACGTAGACTCATCACAGAATATGATTCTGAAGGACTTTTGAAGAAGATTAAGAAGAATGATGATAGGGAGTTGTGGGAGATGGAAAATAAGAAACAAATGTTAAGTGAGCAAGAGTGGACGGACGGATTCTGCGGTAAGTGATAAATAGAAACAGCCTATTGCTGTGTCTAAATGCCTACCTTCCAGACATTCAAGGACTTGAGTGTTACGTTTAAAAAACATCCTGTTACCGATGACTTGGTAGCGGTGAAGGATAAGGCTGCGATCGTGCAAGCAATTACTGCTTTACTTCTTACTAGGAGAGGTGAACGTCCGTTTCAACCAAAACTAGGATGTGATGTCCAGAGGGTCTTATTTGAACCTATGGACTACGCTGCTGCTGCACTGATCAAAAAAGAAATTTCTGATACTCTTGGTCGTTATGAACCACGAATTTCTGTTAAGAATATTGTCTGTGAACCAGATTTTAATAATAATGGATATGAGGTTGAACTTCTGTTTAAGATTGTAGGAAGAGAAGACACACCAGTAGCAGTAGAGTTCTTCTTAGATCGTACACGATAATGCCTTATACTCAAGTTGCCAATTTAGATTTTGAAGACATCAAAACATCTCTCAAAGAGTACTTGAGAGCACAGTCGGATTTTACTGATTACGATTTTGATGGATCAGCATTATCTACCTTAATTGATACTCTCGCCTATAACACCTACTACACGGCGTTTAACACCAACATGGTAGTCAATGAACTATTCATTGATTCTGCTACCTTGAGAGACAATGTGGTGGCGATTGCGAAGCAACTAGGGTACAGACCTAAGAGTGCTACATCTCCTACTGGTTATGTTTCTTTTAATGTAACTTACACTAACCCAACAACTGATACAGAACTCCTTTTAAAGAAAGGAACAGGATTTATTGCTTCTTACGATAATAACATTTACAATTATGTTGTATTAGATGATGTAAAAGCACAGGTTATAAATGATGTTGCAACATTTACCAATGTTGAAGTAAGAGAAGGAACACAA